GGGGGAGTTATATCACGGAGCGCAGTTAAGCGCCCAAGTGCCTCACTAGTGTTAAACTCATTCTTGTCAAGAATGTGCCCAGAATGGGCGGCAGCATAACCATAATATGTACGATAGGTGTTGGATGGGTGTAGAATTTCATCGTTGTGCCTGATGGGAAAGCGCAGTTGGTTGTCAACGACAAACTTACCGCGCAATTTAAATCTGCCGTTATCGTAAGAAATCTTACCAGCGGATTTAGAACAGGCATGGAAACGGAACACCCCCACGGTGTGAGTACCGTGGGGGCGAAATGGATGCTTAATCACAACAGGAGGGGCGGGGCCCTAGCATCCCCCCATCGCCTTGATCAATTGGTAATGATACAAGACGAGCGCATTAGACAGAGCCATGTAAGTGTTCATGGTGGTCTGTACGTTACGAGCTGTGTCGTAAAAATCGCGCTCCAAGGGGGATAACAACTCCTGCATGCCGGTGATAAGACGAGCAAGGAAATAAGAATAGACTTGTTTACCTGACTCGTACTGACCGATAGGAATATAAGCAAAGTGACGTAGGCCCACCTCATAAAGGCGTGGCCAAACTTCACGAGTGATGGTAGCGTTGTAAAACGTTTTAACCATCAAATCATAATCATCGTAAACCTCCTCCTTCCACGTCCAAGAGGACGGGAGGAATAATCTAAGTATGGAGTTCTCAACCGTGGCAGTCATTGTGGTGGTGAGTGTGGTGCTTCGATCGACGTGAGCTACCTTAGTGATGGGCGCATGATCCACGGACGCAACTAATTTAGTAAGATAAACCATAGTCTTAGCACAAACACTCCTGAGTTCAGGAAGTTTTGTGCTAATCATGATAAGCCTACTTTCAGCTCTGTCGAGAAGATTGTCCATTGAAGGTAGAGACACGTGTTCGGAAACGCTACGTGGGGAAGGTGTGGAATTACTCCACGAAGAGACGTCCTTGAGGAATGCGTCGAAAGACGCCTTATCCTCAGGATTATCAAACGTGAGTTTGAGGATGGGCGCATCATCAATGGATGACACAGGAGTGGGAATTAAAGAATCAGAGACAACGTCTCGCTCCCCCTCCGTATCACCAAAAAATGTGAAATCGCACACTCCTAACTCGAGTGATGTGGGTATCCCTTTAAAAGGGGCAGTTGGTACCTCCACATTCGTCTCGTCCTTAACCGGCTCAAGCACACACTTGGCTGCCTGCTCAATGACCACGCAATATACGGGCGGTTCAATGCCACCCCCGGCAGCACCGCTCGTCGCGTGATCGTACTCCTCGCTCTCCAATTCGATGAGAGCGTCTTGCAAACCTTGTTCCTTTTCGGCATCGCTAACCATCGCATTGCCGACAAGGTCGCACTTCTTCAAACCGTCTTTGCGGGGAAGGTGGAATTTTTCTCCAAGTTTCTCACATGAGCAACAAGGAATTGGTACGCCCTGTTCTGTAACACACTTAACGAGCTCACCGACAGGCTTTGGGGTCGATTTGTCAGAGGAGCGTTCGGCGATGCGTTGTGCAGCACCAGACGCGGCCTTCTTTTTGCCTGCGCGATGAAAATGAGTGCCAAGCTTGCATAAGGGTTTAACGCAAAG